AAAACAATACTTTAAATAACATTTTTTGAATACAAATTATATTTATATATATTTTATAATATCATAGTTTTAAATATAAATTTTAATTTAATAAATTTTATAAAAATATTATTTTTTATAATTAATTTTTTTATTTTACTTTTTCATTAAAAGTATATTGAATTTATCAATCAGTTCTAAAATAAAACTTTACTGGATCAATAGAATTAAACCATATAGCTATATCTATACATTGATTATCACAAACATTTTTAAATGCTTCTCTATCATTTACAGAAATATCTAAATTTGGCTTTATTTCATATAAAAATTCCACTATTTCTAGACTACCAATTGCACAAGCATATCTAAATGCTTCTTCATTATTTACAGAAATATCAATATTTGGTTTTATTTCAAGTAACCATTTTACCAACTTTAAATTTCCACTTGCACAAGCATTTCTAAATGCTTCTTCATTATTTGCAGAAATATCTAAATTTGGAACATAATCAACTAAAAATTTTGCAATTTCTAATCTACCTTTATCACAAATATGAGAAAAAATTTCATTAGTATTTGTTGATAAAGATAAAGTCGGAACTAAGTCAATTAACATTAATGCCATTTCTAAATTATATGTCAATAATGTATAAGTTAATATTTTTTCATTAATTACAGAAAGATCTAATGTTGGTTTTAATTGGTATAACATTTTTACAATATTTAAACGTTTATTTAAAATTGCATGAACAAACATTTTTTCATCAAAAATAGAAAGATCTACATTAGTGCTTACTGATAATAACCAAGATAATGCATCATAATGTCCATTATTACAAAGATTAATAAATATTTCTTTATCAATATTGTTAATAGTATCAATATTTATATTTTTATTATTTTCTAAAATAAATTGTGATAAATCTAATTTTCCTCTTTTTATTGCTATTAAAAATTCATTTTCATTCATAAAAGAAGTATTTAAAGATGGATTTATATTTAATAACCATCTTGCTATTTCGAAATTATTATTTAACACAGAATTGATAAATGCACTATTATTGTTAGCACTAATATCAATATCAGGTTTAACTTCTAAAATCCATTTTGCAATATCTAATTTTCCTTCTGCACATGAAAAAATAAATCCTTGATACAAACATCCATTTAGACAATTTTTACAAGCTTTATTCTGCATATTTTCGCAAGAAAGACAAAGATTAGTCTGATATTCATTATCATAATCTACTTTTTTTGAACATAAATATTTAATAAAATTGGATTTATACATTTCTAATGTTAATTCATTGTGTTTAAAACCAAAACCATGTGATCCAAAACTAAGTATATTATATTTACTTTTTAAATAACTAATTCCATAATAACTATCATATTTTTCAATTTCTAGATCTGAAAAATTAATGTAATAATCATTTCCAGTCTCATTGTAAAGACCACCATATTCAGTAGTATTAATAATATTAGAGTAAAAATTCATCTTATAGTTTTTAATTTTATTTATAATAATTAAATTTTAAGATTTTTTATAATCAATTTTTATAATTATTTTTAATGCTTATTTTCTAATTATTTTACACCAATGGAAATTTAAAACGCCGATTAGGCACAGATTAGGTGTAAAAATTTGGTTATAACTTATCACGTCGTGAAACGGTAACATTTTAAAATAAATTTTAAAATATCTAAATTTCCACTTTTACAAGAATAAATAAATTCAATATGTAAAAGTCCTTTCAAACAAGAAGTACATCTCTTATTAGGTTTATTTTCACAAGAAAGACAAATATTGCCTTCTTTAGATTCTAAATTTTCTATTTTATCTAAATATTTAGAATATTTAGATAAAAAATCATCTAAATTTTCACACCTTTTAGGTGGAAAAAGAAAAGAAGAATCAGAATCAAAAATATCATGAAATGATCCAAATGGATTACCATATTTCCGACTACTACCAAACATAAATGATTGGGAATTCATTTTTAAAATATTATTTTAGAAATATTAACAATAATATTTATTAAAGAATTAAAAAATTAAAGGATATTTTTTATCAATTTTTTTATTAAATTGATTTTATAAAATGCCACCCTAATTTATCACATATTTTCTTCCAAATCATATCAGTTTGATGCAATTTTTCTCTATCCTTCAATAATGGAAAATAGATTTTATATTCATCTAAACCAAGTAATTCAACAAATTTATGTAATACATAAGAATAATTTAAGAAATTCTTACGAGATTTTGGACATACTTCCATAAATGGCCCTTGAATCTCCTTAAACATTAAACGCAGTTTTTCTTCCAACTCTTTACTCATATTTGGTGGTTGTACACCATTAATTTGATATAATATATGTGCTGCATGATCATAATATTTATTTAATTTATTCTTTTTTAAATAAGAACGTATTTTTTTAGTATCAAGTTTTTCAAGATTTGTAATTCTTTCCTTCTTGATTTCCGATAATATTTTTTCATATACATCATTCGGAATTTCCGTAGATTCTTTTGCTTGAAATTGTGCCAACCCAATTGGCCTTCTAGATTTCTCTTAGAAGTTTGGACTATACCTTAAGCCATCATTAGAGCTTATCAAACTCTTCAGACCCACAACCATCTAGTCTCTGAACCTTCCCCATATACTTATAATACGCACTTAGGGGCTTGGATGCGGATTTTCCAATCTTTTTCGTTATTACTATGCCTCAGGTCATTACCCTTTGGTATTTATAAAGTTTTCACATTATAAAGTAGTAGAAAAAGCTATTAGGATGTTCCCGCAATTTGGATGTGTCGCCTCTTCTTTTTAAAGAACAGACTAGTAATACTGTTTACCGGATCATTACCCCGCAGATTACTTTTACGAGCAGTACAAAAAGTTTTATTTAAATTTTTATAATTTTTTTTTTATAAATTTTTGTATATTTTTGTATATTTTTAATTATTTATATTACAACAAAATTATTTTTCTTTAATTTTTCTTTAATTTTTTTCTTTTCTTCTTCAATTGGATATTTTTCTTTTAATTCATTCAAATGATCAATACAATTATTGTAATTTTCATCTAAAGATAAATTATTTTCTGCAAATACTTTTTTATATTTTCCATTTTCTAATCTTGATAATGGATAACCATTAATTACAAATCCTAAAAAGACTCCAAGATGATTATATCTATTAACATATGTTGGTAAATAATATTTTTCATCCATTGATTTATTACATTTAATATTTACATCTATTTCTTCAATATTTAAAATATCAATTTTATTATTTCTATAATACTCTAATTGTTCAACATATTTTTTAGCAGAATTTAAATTCCATCTATTTGTTTTATCAACAAATATTTTTTTGGGATAAGGTTTATCATTGTGATCTAAAAATTCATCAACATAGTAACCTTTTAATTTTGCATCTTCCATTATTGGAAAAATATTATTATGTAATTTATCTTTAAATTTTTTTTCACGTTTGTCATTAAGAGTAATTTTTGGTTTAATTTCAGATTTATCTTTAAATATTTCTTCATTTATATGTTTATACTTTTCTTTTAATTCTTCTAATTTGATAATAGCTTCTTCTAAAGATTTTTCAATAGTTCTTTTTGAATTTGCATAAAAATAAATATCTTTTAAATATTCAGTTTTCTCAATACCAACTGGAAATTTATTAATAACATATGCTAAAATAATACCACCACTTCTGTGTGCTCTTATATATTTAGGTAGTTCTTTATCTTCTTCATGTTTTCTACCATATTTCTCTCGCCTAACTCCTAAATGAGACTTTTTCATCTTTTCAATAGTTTCAATATTATTTTTTGAATTTGATCCGCCTTCTTTAATATTATATCCTTTGGGTTGAATAGTATCATATAATTTAATAAATTCAATTTCATAGTAATTTAATTGATCAATATGACATTTTATTAAAGTAAAAACTTCAAATGATTTTTCACCATATTTTCTAATTGCATTATTTAATACAGAACAGTGGTCAACATTAGTTTTTAATGCTTCTCTAACATGAGATTTCCATCTACCATCAGTTCCCCATCTTGAATTATTAATACCAGTAAAACATAATGCTTGACCAATATAACATTTACTATTTTTTTTATTCTTAATTAAATAAATCTGTCCATTATGTAAATCATTTTCAATAGTAAAATCATTATTATCATAGAAAATATCCTTTTTAATCTCCATCTTTTAATTTTTATTGTTTATGTTGTAAAAATATAAATAATTATTTATTAAAATATATAAATCAATTTTATTCTAATTTATTAAAAAATAAATAATTTTATATATAACTTTAATAAAATCATTAATATAAACTTTTTGTCCGATATACTCGTTATAATGATTTATTCTCTTGTACGAGAAATAGCAAACTTCTAACGGTGGATCCTTGAAGGAAGGCTTATCACTTTCTATTAAAATATTTTCTTGATTACCACAATTTTCACAAATTTGTATTCCATCAGAAGGGTACAATGTCATTTCAATATTACAATTACTACATTTACATATATTAGTATCAATTTTAATTCGAGAAACATATTTTGGATCAATTTTTTGCAAATATTCATCTAAGGCATCTTTTTTTTTGAAGGTTGATTCTTTTTTAACAAAATCACTTATTTTCATACTTGTATATAAACCATCATTTTTCTGATTATCATTGGAATCATTATTACTTTGATTTTCTGAATCATTATCTTCTAACTCTTTATTTTCTTCACGATTATTAAAAAAATTTAATACACTTTTATAATTTTCTTTTTTGGGCTTAACTTCATCATAATCTTCATTATATTCTTCATCAATATATTCATCATCTTCTGATAATTGATCATAATTTAAAAGATTTTCTTCAAAATTCTCAGAATTATTTTTAATAGACTTAGATTTTTCAATATTTTCATAATAGCTATGTAATAAAATACCAACATCTAAATAATATTTATTCAATTCTTCATTATTTGATATGCTATTTATTTTATTTTTTATTTCATTAATTTTATCTTTCAATCCATCTCTATAAAGTATATATTCAATATCATTTTTCTTAGATGGATCTTTATTATTGTATTCTGCTATTAATTTTTTTAATTCTTCTTTTAAAACTGGTGTTGAATCTTGTAAATTTTTGAAATAATTTATCATTTCATTATGTTTGGCATCGATTGTTATATTATCATTTAAAAATGATGACTTATTAAGTTTTGTCCCCCCTTTTAACCGTGATATCATATATTTTATATTTATTAATAATCGCTTTAAATACACAAACTATTTTTGTTAAAAAATTAGTTTAAATTTTAAAAATAAATTTATAAGATTTTTAATTTTAAATCTTTAAATTTATACATTAAATACGGATATTTTATTAATAAAAATTATTAACAAAATATATATGGATAGAAATATTACAAATAATTTAGATGAAACTACTATAGAATATAATGATATTCAAAAAATGGTATTTATCTATAATGCTTTAAATGATGGATGGACAGTAAAAAAAATCGATTCTAATAAATTTGAATTATTAAAAGATAAAGGAAAAATTAAAAAAGAAATATTATTAGATGAATGCATAAAAAATTATGTTAATTATAAAATTGTAAGTAAATAATTAATTTTAATTTGTTATACAATTGCTAACTCTATTAAAACTCATAACTGACTCAATAATTAAATCATTCATGGTTTCTCCAGTTCTTAAATTAGAATTTCCAGGATCTAGAATCATTACATTACTGTATATTTCTAGTATTTTAAATTCAAAAACTTTAGTTTGCATAATATCATAACTAAAAGTAATAGTATTAAAAGTAGCTGTTTGCATTTATATTTCTAAAGAAAATTTAATTATAATTTTCACTAATTACATTTTTTTTAAAATTAAAATAATCTTTATCAGACCACCATAATAGATCTATCATACCATATTCAATCATTATTTGTCTATCAGGTATTAAATAGACTAAGACTTTATTACAAAATGTAACTCTTTTTTTTCTAAAATCACTACAAAATAACATTCTAAAAATGAATTATATAAAAATTATAAGAGTAAAACACAATTTATAATATTAGAAAAATAATTTTTAATATTATTTTTATAAGAAAAATTCTAAACTATTTTCCAAATGTATCCATTATGAATTTCACCTGACTCACTATATTTTTTTAATGATGACACAGACATTTTAAAATTCTTTATAACTTCGCGATTTGAATGATAAGTTTTTAATACTTTTTTTGTTAAAGGACATATTTGCTCAACTTTTTTTGAAATAGATGTTACATATTTATCTGGTAAACTATTATTTTTTAAATATTCTTGTTGCATCTCTTCTGAACAACTATCAAAATAATTCCAATAATGTCCTGACGATATTGTACCATTATTTATTGCTCTATGAAATGAATTAGCTTTCATAAGCCGAGCTTTTGTTGCTTCTTTTTGATTTGGATAAACTGCTAATATTTTGGTTTTTGTTATATCTATCATTGCAATGAATTTTATTTCTGGTTCTTTATGTTTATTTTCGATTGTAGTAGGTATACTTTCTGGTGGTTGTTCATTTCTTTTTACATAATACCAACGATAACCTTTATAAATTGTATTATTTTTAACAGCATTTCTTAAAGGTGCAGGAGATATTTCTAAATGACTTAATTCAGGTGCTCTCTCTACATCTGATGGAGATTCATATACTTTAATAGGATTAACTAGGTCAGTTGGATGATATTGATAAACATAAGGAATTTTAATGCCATAACTTTTTTTCTTACTTTGAAAAAATACTCTTGTATAATCAACATCTTCAATATCACTATTATTATCTTCATTTTCACAAATTTCTTCTATTTTATTAGATTCTAATTCTTCAATTTTTAATTTTAATAAATTAATTTCATTATTCATTTTTTCTAATAATTCATCATTGTTTTTATTTTTAATCATTTCTATTTCCATTTTTTTTATTTCCATTTCCTTATCTTTTATTTTTAATTCAATTTCTTTATTCTTAATAGTAATTTCTTCTTTTTTCAAATTTATTTCTTCTTTTTTTAATTTTATTTTTTCTAATTCAACAATATCTTTTTCAAATAATTTTTTATTTGAGTTTATTATATTTATCATTTCATTACATTGTTCATCATCAACCAAATATGTTTCTTTTGATGTTCTACCTTCTTTATTTTTAATTGGAAAGTAAAATTTTTTAAAAAAATCATGATTGTGTAAAAAATTCTCAAAGTTTATATTATCATCAACATTTACTATATCTAATAATAATGGTTGAATATTTTCATAAGCATTTGATAAATGTCCCATTCTTTCTTTAATATCTTGACTTCTTCCAACTTTTATAATATTTTTATCTTCATGTTCTTTAATTTTACAAATATAAATAACATATTGTTTATCAAATGCTTTTATTAAAAGTTTATGTTTATCTAAATCATTTTTATTTTTAATTAATTTTTTATCAATTTCATTATTTTCATTTAATTGATAAATTCCATTAACTCTTATATCCTTAATTACATTTATAATCCATTTTTGAAATAATGATGCAATAGGTTTTCTTGAACGACCTAGTAATCTATATAATCCAATCTCAGTTAAAAATGTAACATTTTGTATTCCACCAAGGGTATAAGTTAAAATTATTACCTTTTCATCACTACCAAAATCTTTCAAATTTTCATTTATATTAGAAAGTTCTAATATTTTACCAATTTGATTTGCTTGAAACAATGGATTTTCCAATGTTCCTTGTATGTTAATATTTATTTCTTTATCAACAAGTTTAAACGCTTTTAAAATATCCATTTATTATAAATATTATTATATGCTTTATCTTTAAATAGTTTTAATTATTTAATTCTTTTATAAAATAATAAAAATTGAAAAAAATAATTTTATAAAATTATTTTTTAATAATACATTAAAAAATCATGAAATATTGTTCTTGTGGAAAAATTGCTTCTTACGGATTTATTGATGAAAAAACTGCAAAGTTTTGTTCACAATGCTGTAAAGAAAAAGTTGGAAAATTAGTAAATTTTAAGCACGGTTATTGTGAAGAAGTAATAAATAGTAATGGTAAATTATTAAGTGAAACTCTATGTGGGAATAATGCAAATTTTAATTATCCTAAATGTGTTCCTAAAAAAGGTATTAGATGCTATGATCATAAATTAGAAAACATGATATGTATTAATGGAAAAATTTGTGAAGATTGTGGATTATTACAAGCTAGTTTTGTATTACCTGATTCTAAAAAAAAGAGTCCCAATCATTGTGGAGAATGTTTAAAAAAACATAATGTTCAAAAAGTTGATGTTGTTCATAAGAAATGCAAAGTATGTAATGTAAATAGTGCATTATTTGGATTATCTGAACATACTAAAAAAGAATATTGTGGTGATTGTTCTAAAAAACTAAATTTGGAAGTTATTGATCTACACCATAAAAAATGCATTAGTTGTAATGAAAAACAAGCATTATTTAATGATGAAGGTGAAAAACCACTTTTTTGCGGTGATTGTAAAGATAGTAATATGATAAATATATATGGATTAAAATGTGAATTTGAAGGGTGTAATACTGCACCGTCTTTTAATTATTCTGATATGTCTAATAAGAGATTTTGTGAAATTCATAAATTAGAAAATATGATTAATGTTAAAGATAAATTATGTATCATTTGTAATATTAAAAGACCTTCTTTTAATTATGATTCTGAAAATGTTCCATCTTATTGTGGTGATTGTAAAAGTAACGATATGATTAATATTTATTATGACAGATGTATATTTGAAAACTGTAATGAATATGCATGGTATAATTATGAAAATGAAGTTAAAAGGAAATTTTGTAAAGATCATGCACTTGAAAATATGATTTTGATAAACTTCAAATTATGTGAATTTTGTAATAAACTTCCTATTTATGGATTTATCGAAGATAAAAAAAAAATAAGATGTTTTGATCATAAAGATGAAAATATGATTGATTTAGTTCATGGTATCTGCATATATGAAAATTGTTCAAAAAGAGCTCTTTTCAACTTTGACAAAGAGAAAAAAGCAATATATTGTACATCCCATAAAATAGATGGTATGATAAATTTTAGTCATAAATTATGTAAAACATATTTATGTGCTACAAGAGTATCTGAAAAATATGAAGGTTATTGTTTATACTGTTTTATGAATATTTTCCCTGATAAACCTATTACAAGAAACTATAAAACTAAAGAAAAAGCTGTGAAAGATTTTGTATTAAAGAATTTTCCAGATTTAACATGGAATACTGATAAAATTATTCAAGATGGTTGTTCAAAGAAAAGACCAGACTTATTATTAGATTTGGGTTATCAAGTAATTATTATCGAAATTGATGAAAATCAACATTTTGGTTATGAAGAAATTTGTAAAAATAAAAGAATAATGACTTTATCACAAGATCTTGGACATAGACCAATAATATTTATCAGATTTAATCCAGATAATTACATTGAGTATGGAGTAAATAAACACTCTTGTTGGGCTTATGATAAAAATGGTATTTCTAAAGTAAAAAAATCATATTTAAAAGTATGGAATCAAAGATTAGAAACTTTAAAAAGCACTATTGATTATTGGATTGATGATAAAAATATATCTGAAAAAACAATAGAATTAATTTATTTATTTTATGATAAAAATTAAGAAAAATTAGAAAAATTAAAAAATTTAAAAAATTAAAAAATTAAGAAAAACTAAGAAAAATTTATAATTACAATTTAAAGTATTATTTATACAATTTTTTTTTACAATAATATTTTTAAAAATATTTATTTTTATCGATATTTTTTTTTTTATTGATATTAAAAATTAATTAATTATTAATTAAATTGCTAATTAAAATGCGTTTTGCCAAAATTTTTTTCTTTGTATATATTATAATAAAAAAATGACAGGAGGCCTTATGCAGTTAGTCGCTTATGGTGCACAAGATGTGTATCTTACAGGAAATCCACAAATCACCTTTTTCAAGGTAGTCTACAGAAGACATACTAACTTCTCTATGGAAGCTATTGAACAAACCTTCAACGGTACTGCCGATTTCGGTAAGAAGGTTACTTGCACTGTTTCAAGAAACGGTGATTTGATTCACAGAATCTATTTACAAGTCACTCTTCCAAGAGTTGAAGCAACTGTTTCATCTGCATTCTTCAGATGGGTTAACTTCATTGGTCACTTCTTGATCAAGTCTGTTGAAGTACAAATTGGTGGTCAAAGAATTGACAAGCAATATGGTGACTGGCTAACTATTTGGAATGAATTGACTATTCCACCTGGATTAAAAGCTGGTTATGATAATATGGTTGGTAACACTGTTGCTTTAACTGGTACTGGTTTACAAAGAACTGAAGCTACCACTTTATATGTTCCATTCCAATTCTGGTTTTGCAGAAACCCAGGTCTTGCTCTTCCTCTTATTGCTCTTCAATACCACGAAGTCAAGATTGAACTTGAATTCAGACCAAAGGCTGAATGTTACGTCTCAACTGCTGGTTCATTGAATAGTTGCGGTGTATCTGTAAATGGTACCCTTGATGCATTCTGTGTTCCATCTCTTGAATATGCTACATTATTCATTGATTACATCTACTTAGATACTGATGAAAGAAGAAGATTCGCACAAACTTCCCATGAATACTTAATTGAACAATTACAATTCACAGGCGACGAGTCTACAGTAAACACCAATGTAAAAGTTAAGTTGAACTTGAACCACCCAGTAAAGGAACTTATCTGGGTTGTTCAAAGAGATGATGTTGTTAAGCTTGGATACAACCAATGGAACAACTACACTGATGATTTTGATGCCGATTCTGGATATTACAACGTCAACAGTGCTGGTCTACCAGATCCATCTCAACTTGTTTTCACTAATGTTGAAGATGCATCTAATGTATTCCCATTTGTTGGAACTCAAGCCCTTGATGCTGAATATTTAACCTATTTACAACAAGCAGGCTTAAATGTAGGTACTGGTGGAATCTCTAACGGATCAACCAATGCTCAAGTAAGAGGCATTAACCTACCAGCTGGTCCAGGTCCTAACGCCAACAACTTGGCACCAACCGATTTCGGTGCTATTACCACTGCTGGTGACTACTCTGATCACGCTGGTTTCGGCCCAATCAATGCTGGTAGAAACCCAGTTGTTCGTGCCAAGCTTCAATTGAACGGACACGATAGATTCCAAGAAAGACTTGGTTCCTATTTCAACTTGGTCCAACCATACCAACACCACACCAACATCCCAGTTACTGGTATCAATGTTTATTCTTTTGCCCTAAAACCTGAAGAACATCAACCATCGGGTACATGCAACATGTCAAGAATTGACAATGCTACATTGCAACTACAACTAACTCCTAAGGCAGCTCTTGGTTCAAAGATCAGAGTTTACGCCACCAACTATAACGTATTAAGAATTATGTCGGGCATAAAAAACGTGTATGCCACAAAATACACGTTACCTACCTGTGCCCAACAGTTGGCTGCCATATTAGATATTTGCTTACTAATATGGGTAAACAGTGTAAAGCAAATATGTGAAAATAGAGTTTTCACATTATATAACCAGCTAGTCTCGTTGTGACTATACAGTCATAATGAGGCAACATTTCTAAATTGCGGGAACCTCCTAAGAGCCTTTTCTACTACTTTGTTATATGAAAGTATAATAAATACCTGGGGTAATGACCTAAGGCATAGTAATAACGAAAAGGATTGGACAATCCGCAGCCAAACTCCTAAATGCGCTAATGCAAGCATATGGAGGAGGTCCAGAGACTACAATGGAATGGGTCTGAGAAAACTAGCAACTTTCTATGATGACTTAAGGTATAGTCCGTTTTCTTACGAAAGTAAGATACCACAGCGGGGTGGGTTAGCATATTCAAATTAAAAAACTATTGTATTTTTATTATATACAATTTTTATAAAAAAATAATTTATTAATGTCTACTTAAAGACTTGTTATTATATATATTATAATAAAATGTCAATCTTAAATAAAATTTTTGAAAATTATCAAGTTATTGATAGTTTTGATGGGAAAATATCTAGTAGAGGAAGATTTACTGGTATTGAAAAAAATGAATATTGGTTAGTGAAAGATAAAAAAACAGATGAAGAATTCTTTTTAATGGATTGTGGTAATAAAATACTTACAAAAATTGATAAAGAAAGTATTAATAAAATTATTGATAATAAAAGAGCTTGGACACATTGTAATAATGGATATATAGCTTCAGTTAATAATGAAGGTAATCAAGTTTATATGCATGCATTTCTTATGAACCATTATGGAAATGGAAAAGGTAAAGATTCAGTGGATCATATTAATCGTGATAAACTTGATAATAGATTATGTAATCTTCGGTTAGCTAATCAAAGTGAACAAAATCAAAACACTGGTAAAAGAAATAGAAAACATAATGCTAGACCTTTACCAGATGGAATTGAACAAAAAGATTTACCAAAATATGTAGTTTATTATGTTGAATACGAAAAAGATAAAGATGGAAATAGAGTTGTAAGACGTGATTTTTTTAAGATTGAATCACATCCAAAATTAGAAAAACCTTGGACAACTACGAAAAGTAAGAAAGTTACTGCATTAGAAAAACTTAATGAAGCTAAACAAAAAATATTAGAATTAGATAAACTATAAACCAATCTAATCTTTTATAAAAAAAATAAAAAATGATTTTTAAAATTCACATATTTTTAAATACTTTATTTAAAAATATTTAAAAATGAACATTAAAGAAGATAATACCATTAAATTAATTAAATATAGAGATTATCCACCAAATTCTTCTTATATAGCAGGATTTATAGATGGAGATGGAACAATTTTTATTCGTAAAATAAAAGATGGATATCAATCCGGAATTTCAATAAGTCAATCAAGAACAAATATTTTACAAATTCTACAATATCATTATGGTGGTACAATTATTAAACCATCTAAATTATATACTGAAGATATTTTTAATGAAGATAATTATTATGATAAAAATAATAAAAGAAACTCTTATACATTGACATTTAGATCAAATGAATATAAATATTTATTAAATGATATTAAAAATCATATTATTCTTAAGAAAATTCAAATAGATGCATTAAATGATTTCTCAAATTTAGTAAATAAAAGTGAATTAAATAATGAAAAAGAAGAATTATATAAATTATGTTCATTTAAAAATGAAGATAAAGAACTAGAAGAATATGATTATTCTAAAATGAATATTGAATATATTCAAGGATTATTTGATGCAGAAGGATATATTTTTGTATCTCCTAAAAAAATAAATGGTAAATTAAGATTTACAAAAGGTGTTTATATGAAAATAACACAAAAAAATCATCCAAAAATAATTGATGCTATTCATAATTTTTTAGGATTTGGTAAAAAAAATGATTTTAATTATTATGTTGATACATTTGAAGATTGTTTAAAATTGATTTCATTATTGAAAGAAAATTTAATTGTTAAGTATAATCAAATTATTGCATTTGAAGAATATTTAAAAACGCGTTTATCTAAAGAAGATAATTATTCTAATGAAATTCATTTAAAAAGAGAATCTTATTATAGAATAATAAATATGGAAAAACACATAATTGAAGTTTATGAAGAAGATGAAAATAAAAATGGTTTGTTATTGAAGATTAACGAAGAAGAAGAAAATAATAAAATTCAAAAAGAATTAGAAAAAAAAATAAATAATAAAAAAAAATCTGAATCAATGCAAGGTGTTAATAATCCAAATTATGGAAAACAATTTTCTGATACTCATGCTTTAAATTTATCACTTTCAATAACAAAATCAAAACGTGCAAAGAATCCAAATCTTTCTAATGAAAAAATTCGTGAAATTTATGCATTAAAAGATACTAAGATTATGCAAAAAGATGTAGCTGAAAAATATAATATGAGTCGTGAAATGATTCGTAGAATTTGGAATAAAACTATTATACCAACAGATGATGAAGATTTTATTAATAAAAAAGAAGAACTCATTATTAGTAAAAAATCTGTTAAAGATAATGATTTAACATTTGAACAAAAAACATCAATTGGTAAAAGATCACTTTCATCAGAACAATATGTCGAAATTATGTTAATGAAACAAAAAAGAGATAATAATGAATTATTTGATGGAAAAAGAATATATTCCACAACATTAGCACCATATTTATCAAAATTATGGAACAAAAAAGTAACCATTGATATGATCAAAAATGCATGGACTGGTAAAACAAAATTATTTGAATTTGATTTTAATGAAGAATCTCCATTAACTTATCTTAAATATTGTGAGTTAATTGATAAAAATTAATTAGCATTTTGCTTTTAAAAACAAAAGCAAATATTAATTTATTAAAAATAAAATGACTTAAAGAATTAGTATTTATAAAAACAAAAAACAAAAAACAAAAAACAAAAAAATGCAAACACTAGACATTGTTAATTTGATTGAAAAAAATCCAATTACAAAATTAAACAATGTTTATAATAACAAATTACTAACAAAAATTAAAA